GAACGGTCAAAGTAGACACGATCACGACCAGCACCAAAACGGTGACGGTCGATGATTTAACAGCGAACGGTCTAACGTCATCCGCTATCGGCAGCACCGTCCAGGCTTTTGATGCAGACACAGCAAAGACAGATGTAGCGCAGACTTATACAGCTGGGCAGCGTGGCACGATCACAACGCTGACAAGCGCTTCTACAGTCACCCCTGATTTTGGAGCTAGCAATCATTTCACGTTGACGTTGGGTCAGAATTTAACGATTGCAAACCCGTCAAACCTTGTTGCAGGACAACAGGGGTCTATTTTTTTGATTCAGGACGGCACTGGCTCACGCACCATCACATGGGGCAGTTACTTTGACTGGGCTGGAGGCACGGCACCAACGTTAAGCACAGCAGCTAGTTCTGTTGATCGCTTGGACTATATCGTCCGCACCACTGGTTCAATTCACGCTGTCGTTACCCTGGCCTACTCATGAGTGTTATTGGACATAGCCCGCTTGCAGGGGCATCTGGAGCGGCAGGTGGTGGTGGCTTTGAGGGTCTGTATGTCGATGACTTGTTTAGTACGTTTTTATACACAGGCGACAATAACAGTGCCGTTACGGTCAATAACGGAATTGATTTAAGTGGAGAAGGCGGCTTGGTATGGTTTAAAAACAGAGACACTGCACAGGTCCACATACTGCAAGACACCGCAAACGGCACTAGCAAGTATTTAAGCTCAAGCAGCACTTCACCTGCAACTTCAATATCGACAGGAATAACATCTTTTAATTCAAACGGTTTTGCTGTAGGGTCTACTCTTAGCTATTTAACAAGCAAATACGTCTCTTGGACATTTCGTAAACAATCTAAATTTTTTGACGTAGTTACATACAACGGCACAGGAAGCGCACAGAATATCTCACATTCGCTTGGCAGTGTGCCGGGCATGATCATGATTCATTGCCTTGACGGCACTCATGATTGGGAGGTTTATCATCGATCAACTGGCGCGACTAAGAGCCTTCATTTAAACAGATCTGACGCTGCAACAACTGACAGCACAGTTTGGAACAACACAACACCCACGTCGTCGGTATTTACTGTAGGCACAAGCAGTAACGTCAATCAGAACGGTCATGGATATGTGGCTTATGTTTTTGCGCATGACGAGCAATCGTTTGGCACGAATGGTGATGAGGCAATTATTAAATGTGGTATTTATACTGAATCATCAAGTGCGCAGGAAATCGATCTAGGATTCGAGCCGCAATTTCTTCTTTACAAAGGCGCTAGCGCTGCTGGAAACTGGCGTCTACGAGATGTCATGAGAGGAATGTCTGTTACTTCTGGAGTCCAATTAGAAGCAGATAGTGCTCAACAAGAAGGCGTAGAAAACAAGTTTCTTCCGACATCAACAGGATTTATTGCTCCAAATCTTTGGTATGGCAGTGGTGTAGAGCTAATCTATATGGCAATTCGCAGGTCACATAAGCCGCCAACTGCCGGAACACAGGTGTTTGCAGCTCAAGCAAGTAGAAGCTCGGCTGATGGCACTCCTTCAAATCTGACTTACACAAGTAATTTTCCAGTTGACTTGATGTTTAACTTAGGTCGCACAGGCAATTCATTAAATATGGTTGCAGTAGACAGATTGAGGGGTGAAAGCAGATATTTGTCGACCTCTGCAGAGTCAGCGGAATCCTCAAGCGGCCCTTGGAAGCTTGATACCAATGCAGGGGTATATTTAAATGGCAACTTTGGAGCTACTAGCGCCCATGGCGGATTAATGTTCCGCCGCGCAGCAGGTTTTTTTGACGTGGTAAATTATACGGGGGATGGTACATATGACGGCAGTAAAACAGTTAATCATAACCTAGGTGTAGCACCTGAGATGATAATTAACAAAAGCAGAACTACTACCAATTCTTGGAACACTTATCATACTGCAATCGGAAATACTTATATTATTAGGTTCAACAACAGCGGTAGGACTGGCATAGGGCAAAACTTTAACCCTACTGCTACTACTTTTGATCCGTTATACGCAGGCAATGCTATTTACAGCTCAAACACTAGCGGCGTTGACTATATATCCTATCTTTTCGCGACTCTTGACGGCATCAGCAAAGTTAGCAGCTATACAGGCACAGGTAGCGATCTCAACGTTGACTGCAGTTTTACTGCCGGAGCACGTTTTGTCTTGATCAAACGCACTGATGGCAGTGGTGATTGGTATTTCTGGGATAGTGCTCGCGGCATTGTCAGCGGTAATGATCCTTATCTGCTTTTGAACTCGACTGCTGCAGAAGTAACTAACACCGATTACATTGACCCGCTCAATGCAGGATTTACAGTGACCTCATCTGCTCCTACTGCTCTCAACGCCAGCGGTGGCACGTACTTGTTCCTCGCTATCGCCTGATGCAGCGGTGGCCGTTATAGTGATGTCAGGAGGCAAGCCATGAGCATTGACCCTGGAACGTATAACTTCGCAGTTCAGCGCCGTGCTGATTGGAGCGTTTTGCTGCAGTTCAAAGACAGCAATGACGCAGCGATCAATTTGACCGGATCAACTGTTGCTGCTCAAGCTTGGGACAAGGCACGCGCCAATAAGTACGCGGACTTTGGAGTTACTTATACAAGTCGGTCTAACGGGCAAGTAACGATAAGTCTGTCTGATACAGACACGACTTTGTTTCCAGATGAGCTGTATTACGACGTTTTAGTCACAGACAGTACAGGCCGCAAGGACTATTACCTTGAGGGAGTCATCGTTGTTGAAGAGGGTTACACCACATGACAGCTGTCAACGTAACGAACGTCAAGAATAAAGTTGCGGTTACAACGGATGGAACGACAACGATTGTCACTGCAACAACTGCTGGGCCGCAAGGCCCACCGGGCGATTTTGGTTTAAACCAGTCAGCCAAGGTAGACAAGTCAGTAATTTATTACGACCAGTCAGCCGATATTTTTAAGGCTGATGCTGTCTACACGGCAGAGACTCTTACGGATGGCGGTTCATTCTGACAGCCATTTACGCCCGTTTGTTCACCCATCCATTGAGTCATGTCTAACACTATTCGCATCAAACGCCGCGCATCTGGAGCGGCAGGCGCACCATCTTCGCTAGAGAACGCGGAACTTGCTTTTAACGAAGTAGGTGACGTTCTCTACTACGGTAAAGGCACAGGTGGAGCTGGCGGCAGCGCAACCACCGTTGAGGCTATTGCAGGCTCTGGTGCGTTTCTTGCCCTCAGTGGAACGCAGACGGTTGCTGGCAGCAAGACGTATTCAGGCACCCTGATTGCGCCTACGCAAAGCAGTGGTGATAGCTCCACCAAAGTTGCAACCACCGCTTATGTGCAAGGCGAGATTGGTTCGTTTATTACCGGCAACCAGACAGTCACCCTCAGTGGAGATGCTTCTGGCTCTGGTACGACCAGCATATCTGTAACGCTGGCAAACAGCGGTGTAACTGCTGGTACGACTAGCGGAATCACTGTTGACGCCAAGGGTCGCATCACTGCAATTACTGGCCTGTCTGCTTCGGATATTCCGTCACTGGCTGCTTCCAAGATCAGTGATTTTGACAGCACTGTTCAGGCAAACCGTCTCGATGAGATGGCTGCACCGACCAGTGCAGTTAGCTTCAACAGCCAAGAAATTACAGGCGTTGCAGATCCGACCTCTGCGCAATCGGCTGCGACAAAAGCCTATGTCGACGCTGTAAAAACTGGCCTTGATGTCAAGGACAGCGTCAAAGTTGCGACGACTGCCAACATCACACTGTCTGGAACGCAGACGATTGATGGCGTTTCAGTTTCTGCTGACGAGCGCGTCTTGGTGAAAAGCCAGAGTGACGCCTCTGAAAACGGAATTTACGACTGTAAGGCTGGTGCTTGGGCACGTTCCAGTGACTTCGATTCAAATGCAGAAGTTACGTCTGGTGCGTTTACATTTGTTGAGCAAGGCACTGTCAACGCAGATGCTGGCTTCGTTCTGACAACTGACGGTTCAATCACCGTTGGCACAACTGATCTTGCCTTTACTCAGTTCTCTGGTGCGGGCTCTGTTTCTGCAGGTGATGGCCTGAGCAAGAGTGGCAACACCCTAAGTGCTGACCTTAAAGCCAACTCTGGTCTGGTTATTAGCAGCGGTGAAATTGCTCTTGACCTTGATGCTTCAAGCATCAGCGGTTCTCTTGGCATTGCTGATGGTGGTACGAATGCGACTACTGCATCTGCAGCCAGAACCAACCTTGGCCTTGCCATCGGTTCTGATGTGCAGGCTCACGATGCCATCTTGGACGACGTTGCAGCACTGACTCAAGCGGCTAACAAAGGTATTTTCTTTGATACCGCTAACTCTGCTGCCACGTTTGACCTGACTGCTGCAGGTCGAGCGCTGCTTGATGACTCTGATGCTGCTACTCAGCGCACAACTCTGGGTCTTGCGATTGGCAGTGATGTTCAGGCATACGATGCCGAGTTGGCAGCAATTGCAGGTCTGACATCTGCAGCCAACAAGTTGCCCTTCTTTACAGGAAGTGGCACTGCTGACCTTGCAGATCTAACTGCGTTTGCTCGTACTCTGCTAGATGATGCCAACGCATCTACAGCACGTACAACCCTTGGTCTTGCCATTGGTTCTGACGTTCAGGCTTACAACGCTCAGTTGGCAGCTTTTGCTGCACTGTCGAACACTGATGGCAACTTCGTTGTCGGCAACGGATCTACATTCGTTGTTGAGTCTGGAGCGACTGCACGTACCAGCCTTGGTCTTGGTTCGATTGCAACTCAGGCTTCTAATAACGTGAGCATCACTGGTGGTTCTATCTCAGGCATAGAACTAGATGGGGGCACTTTCTAGATTGACACATACATCCTGCTGGGTAACACCAGCAGGTTTTTTTATGGACACTAATCAGAACCGTCCCACGGAACCTGCTACTAATGTAGGCAACGGAAACGTTTCCCCACTCTTCCATGATCAAACGTGTCATTGGTGTCGCCGGTATGGCAGCTGTGCTGGCATCTCCTGCTTACGCAGGAAGCAAGTTTTACGTGAATCCTGAAGTCAACGTTGGCGCTGGTTTGGATTCTGGTGTTGGCGCTGCCACTCTGGAAGGCCATGTTGGTATTGATTTTGACAATGGTGCTTACATCCAGGCTGGGCCTGCCCTGCTGATTCCTGACTCTGGTGAAACTGGAGACGTTGAAATCAGCGGTAAAGCTGGCATTAGCAATGGCCCTCTCTACGGCGAGGTTTCTTTTATCACTGGTGATGAGTTGAGCCTTGGTTTCAAGACTGGCGCTAAGTTCTCTTTTTGAGCTAGCCTAAAAGCGCAGAGCTGACCCCCTGTTCCTCACACCAGGGGGTTTTTTATTATGCAAAAGGTTTTTAACGTTCTATCAGTGCTGGCGTTCCTGATGTCTGGAACGTTAGTTGGAGCGACAATCGTTGCGTTTGCTCGCGTCCCAGGAATGGTTCAAGACTATTTAGACGAGGCCGCCAGTGGTGTTATTGACGAGGTGACAGAGGCTATCCCTGGCCAGATTGATGAAGCGATGCCAGAGCTACCGACAGAGACTGGCTTGCCGATCAAGTTCCCTTGACACAAGAAAACCCCGTCTGGCAACGGGGCTCTCAAGCACCTGGCCTACAGGAAACACAAACTGTAAGAGCGGTATACCTTTTATAGCACAAGACAAGTCAGGTAACCATTTTGGTGTTAGCAGTTGGATCGTCGTCATGAGCTTCCGGTCCGAAGCTTTCAGCCTTGACTTTTGCCATATCAAGTTCTGGCGCGGGTGCTTTTGGTTTCTGTTCAAACGAAGCTAGCCATTCACGCAACAAGTCCCCTGTCGGAGTGCCTTTAGGCCATTTAACGTGACGCAAGATCATTTTGTGATCTGTAAACAGTCGAGACGATCTGCCAGACAAAACCGTGTAAGTAATTTCAGGACCTTCACGTCTACGATTTCTCTCGATCCAAAGTTGACCAGCAACAAACCGTTCACCCTTCATGCCAGAAATCCCTGAGATTGGTATTGGTGCGGTGCAAGTGCCGGAGATTCCGGCCTGGCGTGCCATGCCTCCACAGAGTATTCCGGTTGAGCCGCCAGTGACATTACGAATTGGTTTTCCTATAGCTGACATTCCTGGCTGTGTTGAAACCAGAAACTCAGGAGCAGGCGATAGGGAGATCTATAACACCGATCCAAAAGGCAACATCACTGTTTGTGGCGGTCAGATGCCGTCTTACAAACCTATTGACTACACACCTGGAACGTTGGTGTATGGCGCGGCAAAACCTCCACCGCCACCAGAAGAAGAAGAGGTAGAGCCTAAGAAAGAAAAACCGGCCAGTGAACCAAACCAACCGGTGGTCTCTCTTCCGTCAGGTCGTGGCATTCCTGACATCCCATTAGATAGCAATCAATTGCCGTGTCCGCCACTGGATGCATTACCTATTGGTGTCAGAGGTAAACAAGGAACTGGGATTGTCATTGGATATAAGCGTGTCGATGGTCAGTGCATCACGATGTATGACCGCTTGCCAATCGACAAAATCATCGATAACTACTTGCCTCCTGCGCCTGTTGCGTTGTCTACTGCTGCTATTGCTGCAACGGCTGCAACATCAGCCATTGTGGCTAAGCCGTTAGGTGATTACGTGTTGAAACTGGTCAAACCAACGGTAAAGAAGGTGGTAAAAAAGCTTAAGGGGATGATTGGGAAGAAGCCTCGCCCTGAGTCTGTTGCTGAACGGGTGAAGTTTCAGCGTTCTCTCCGTAAGTAATCTTGTGGATGTGGGGCGGGATAACGCCTGGCGGATTCTGCAGAACTACGTCAGCACAGATTGACGCATAAGGCGAATCAGGGTGAAAGCTAATGCCTTCTTTCATCAGTGCAGCGCAGTTCTTAAGTCTGGCGATTTCGTAGTTAAGTCGCTTGTCAGCAAGTTGGGCGTCCAACAAAGCGACCTGCTTCTCAGCTGCTTTCCTGCAGCTTTTGACGTGGGAGCGGTCAAGCGGTACTGAGATTGTTGCTGTAATGCCGCCGTTGATTGAGTAATTAGTCTTCTGGCCTGTTCTGACTGGACGTAAATAAAGAACATTTCCTGGATTGTCAGGCACACCGTCCGGAATAGGATTTCCCTCTGGATCTGTCGCACCAACTAAATCGAGCGTGTCATATATCGGTTCTTGGTAGTAGCTTTCATAAGGATGTGCCCAGCTAGTGGTTGTACTTAGAAAAGGATTGATGTGAAGAGTTGCTCCTTGACAAGATATCCCTGCATAGTTGAACCCAAATGTGCGTGATGGCACGACTTGCACAGCTTGGTTTGTAACCGACCCAGAACTGTTAGCTACTGGAGCGGCAGTGCTAGAGACCTGTGCTTGTGCTGGAGCGGAAAGTAGCAGAAGCGTTGCTATGACTCGCTTCATTGTGTAAACGTGCTTGTCGTCTCAGTTATAGATTCGATGTCGGTGTCACGGTTGATGAGTGTATGGTTCACCAAACCTGGGCCAGACAAAGTCTCTACAAACTGCATTGCTTCGCCTTGATTCACGATTGTCCAAGTTGGCTTGGTTGCAGCATCAATGCTGGTCCATTTGCTTGTGATGCCTTGAATGGTGTTTGACGTTGTCGTCAGACCCATTGGAGCGATAGCGGCGTCAGTCTTAATATTTGTGCCACTGACTGAATACTCGTAACCAGTTCGGTACTCATATGAGTTGATGACCTCTGTGACTTTGGTCTTGGTCGTTGTTGTGGAAGAGAGAACGCCTTGCGAAAAGTTTGGAACGACAGGCACTGCGACTGCTGGTGCGGCAACAAGCAAAAGCAGCAACAGGATCATTTGATTGTCAGTTCTTGGATGACTTGACCAATTGCAGTTGTGCCAGCACCACCAGCTGTAACAGTAAGAGCGCCATCAGTTGCAATCGTGCCAGCTAGCGTTCCAGCAACTCCTCCCGATGTAGTTGTTGTATTGCCGAACACTGGCAGTGCTGGGACTACTCCGGCGGTGACTGTTGTTGAGAGAACGGTTGGGACATCGTCTCCTTCTGTATAGCTCTCGCTGTAGCTAAAAGCATCACCAGCAGTAGTGATGCTGTAAGCACCAGGAGTGTAACCAAGGGCGGTCCCTGAAGTAAGAGCGCTAAGAGTAGGAGCAGTGCCCAAAGTGACGTTAGAGCCAGATACCGCCATAGAAGACGGTTGTCTAATGGCAACGGATCCTGCGCCATCAACCGACAATGAAACGCTTGACTGAATTTTATGGGTGATGTCAGCCTGCGCTGGAGCGGCAAGCAAGCTGGCAGCTAATGCCAGAAATGCCTTTTTCATTGGATTCCGGCTTTAGTGTCCTTATTGTCTACGTTAACGTTTTTCTCGTCCTTCTTCTTTTTGTTTAATTTGCCGAGTGCTGGCGTATAGGTCGCGGCTGTACCAGTCAGAAGTGACGCAGGAAACGTGGGATCTACCGCCTGCGAAAAAATTCCAAGATAGTTAGCGGTGAGGATGCCCATTGACCAAAGCAGGATCGTGACTCGCACAACGTCACCTAGCCAAGAGCTGCCTTGCTCTTCTTCCTTTTCTTGCTGATCTACAGAGTTGGTGGCCATAGCAGAACAGAGCTACTGTTACAGGGTAACGAGTCCAAGCAAATGCTTCTCATCCTCAAGCCAATTTTGATGACCGCCTGGAAGTCAAGAGCGTTCAAAGAGTTGATTGTGGCGATGCTGGAAAAGATCGTTGCAAGCACAGACAACGATCTGGATGATCTAGCGGTAAAGCATGTACGCGAGATGCTGTTACCTGACACAAGGATTGAAAAGTAAGTAGTGTCAGGCATTATCAAGCTAACCCTGCTGCTGTTGGGCATGGCTTTTGCTCTATTGCCGTTTTTCCAGTTTTTCCGTGGTACGCCCCATCAGTTGGCTGCAATTAAGGAGCTTGAGCAGTCCGTGCCGGAAGAGCTATTGGATGAAGATGCAGACTGGTTCCAGGCTTGGAAGGAAAGCGGCTACGACCAGCAGATCTATATGCCTTACTTCAGACAGCTCGACAACAAAACAGGCACTGGTATCAGAGAGTGTTTTAGTTCAGCGGCAGCCATGGTGGCTGCGTATTACAAAAAGGTTCGCACGGATGATGAATACAATGCGATCCGTGCTGAATTTGGCGATACCAACTCGGTAGAAGCTCAGTTAGCAGCGTTGCGAAGCCTGGGTTTAGAGGCTGAGTTTCGCAAAGATGGCGATGCTGACATGGTGGAACTTGAAGTTGAAAATGGCAGACCAGTTTTGGTTGGATGGTTACATGCAGGTAACATGCTTCGTGGTGAACCACCAATGTGCAGTGGCTTGGGTTGCGGGCATTGGAGCGTAATCAGCGGTTATGCAGGAAAAAACAGCACCGATCCAGAATGGATCATGCAAGATCCGCGTGGCTATCCAGAAATGGAAAAAGGAGGCCATAGCAACCCGCATTTGGGGCGTAACGTCCGTGTAAGGCAAGCTGCGTTCTATCAACGGTGGCAGCATGAAGGCCCTAGAACAGGCTGGGTAATTCTGGTTAACGATTAAGTTTTATTCGGTTTGAGCATCAGCTTGTTTGTATTGAGCAGCCCTGACAATTCGCATTTCCTTTCTCCCTCTAATTCTGGCTTCTACTGCCTCTTGCCACTTTTGTTCGTCATTCTGCTTAGCTTCTGCGTAAACGTTTTCACTAGCCACTGAGGCGAGATATTCGTAGACAAGCTTTCTAATAAGAGCTGAAGGCTTCATGCCTAGAGCTTCTGCTTTTTCAATAAAGAGTTCTCCTCTGAAGGTCTCTAGCAGGACTTGGATATAAACGCGATTGCCGTGCTTTGTCGCCATCGGCTCTAAAATACTAAACGAATGCTACCATGTTATCGAGTCGTCAACCTTTTTCTTCCACGCAGTTGCCTGCGCAGAGCGTGCATTGGTGCGGTGACGACGAGAGCCTTGCCTGACTTGTCTTGCGCCTTCTAAAAACATTGCAGCTCTTTGAAGGTCAGCTGTTGTGGCTAGTTGAATTGCTTTGTTGAGGCGCTCCATGATGATCTGACGCCCCGATTTCGGTTGCGGCATACTTCATCGCACCAGCAAGGGGTTGATGGAACGTTAGCGCGTAAAACTGAGGATGAACCTAAAGAGTGTTGACATCCTCTTGCCGGTATGCTACCTTTCAAGGCATGAGCATCTCCGACTTCAAAGACTCCATCATCCTTGACAGGCAGCGTGGAGCGACTTACCAGGCTATCGCTGATCGTTTTGACTGCAGCAGGCAGTGTATTGAACAACTGTTGGCCCGTTGGAACGCCAAAGATGTTTTGGTGCCTTCAAAACATGATCGGGCACGGCAAGCCTTAAAACTCATCATTGATGGGAAAGAGACCCACCTGAACAAGGCAGCTCGCCTTCATTGCGTCACTGAAGATATGATCCGTAAAATCGCAAAAAAAGACGATATTGATCTACGTGGCTTTTTAAAACGCAATCGAGCCAAGGTGTTGGCGCATTCTTTGGATGGTCAGCAGTTTACTGCCTTAAAAATTGTTGACGGTACATGCTACCTTGACGACTCTGGGGATGGTCGAGTTGAGGCCACTTGCATGGTGTGCGGGACTCGTAAGATTTTTCGCGTTGGCAACCTCAAAGGTGGTTATTCAAAGACTTGCAGCGTCTCATGTGGCTGGCGTCTTCGCAAAACTGATTGCCTTAAGACCGAAAAATGTGATGAAGTTTTTTAAATTCATGAATTGGCGTTGAAGTAAGGATGCTGACTTCTACGTTGCAGCGCAATGCGTTAATAACTTGTCGCTCCATGTAATCCTTATTGGATTCATAAGTGACTTGTTCAACAGCAAGCGGCTTGTCGTCTATATCAAATGTAGTGAAGCGAGTTATTGCCAACGGGCAATGTTCGTCAGCGATCTGGCAGTAATGCAAATGCACGTTTTTAGTCCCCATCTCCGGAGCGGCAGAGTTCGTTGAATACAGTGGCGACAAGGCTTTCAGCCTGTTGCCTGTCCAGACCATAGCTAGACCGACGACGAACCTTCGTAACAGCTTTATGAAAATCACTGGTGGTCAGTCCTAAATGGTTAGGTGGCTGCATGAGGCGCTCACGGATCAATTCTGACCTGTGAACACCTTTTTCTTTGGCTTCAGCAGAGAGTCTTTCGATCAGCTCTTCTGGAAGGAGAGTTTCAACTTTTTTCATGTGTGGACGTTACTTACGCTTTGAGCGTTTCTTGTTTTTTTGAGACGGTTTGATACGCGGTTTAGCTGGTTTGTATTTTATGCGAGCAACAGTCTCGTGATAGCCAGGAGGTTCTGGGACGCTTGCACGTTCCAAAATCTTTGTCCAGTTCATCCCTCACGCGCGTATAGATGCAAAATATGTCCCCATACTTCAAAAGCCAGTGATGCCAAAGGTTTTGCATGGGGACAATAGGTAGGGACAATTAAATTTGTCCCCTTTCTTGCTCAGTAAGTTCAATTTCAACCGCACCATCCATCAAAGGGGGACATGAAGGATTGTCCCCATACTGTTGTCCCGTACCAAAAGCCTCTTCATCACTGGATTCTTTAGTTGAAGGGGACACGTTCCATCCCTCTCCACGCGCGAGATTAGCTATATAGTTCTTGGTACGGGAACCTTTTGAGACGCTTGAGACAATAAGTTGCTGAGCTTCCAGCCTTTGGAGCGTCTTCTTAATTGCAGCTGGAGTGCCGCCAATCAACCGATCTGCAATGAGATCAGTTTTGGTGCGTGACTCGGGGTAAGCAGTCCTCAAGCGACTAAGCACTCTGCCTTGCACAGAGGATGGAGCGTTGCTGTCCGGATCCATTTCAGGAGTGAAGTCAGCGATGTAAAAGTCCAAGTCCTCTGTCTGGCCAAGAATCAAATGCGTACCAGAGCGCCCTGAGCGGCTCTTTTCGACTTCAATCAACCTTTCATGCGGTTTGAGCTGCTGCTGCTCCTTGGAGCGCTTCTGAGGGTCGCTTTCAGGGCGCTTAAGGCTCCAGGTCTCATCTACTGCATCACGAATGGCTGAAGTGCCACGGAAACCGCCATTTTTGTTGGCGTGGTGAATGATGATAATGGTTGTCGCGTGGAACAGTGGACCGTTGTTTTTTGTAAGCCAATACAGGGGAGTCGCAAAGTCAGACTTGTTTTCATCAAAAGCCCGACCACCAGAGCAACCGATTAAGGAATCAATGACAACCAGCTTTGGCTTGTACTTGTCCATTAGCTCGATGAACTGCGCATAGCGTTGAAGCTGCCAGTCAGTCTGGATGTAAGTCTCATCTGTGATTGGGAAATCAGCTTCTATCAGTTGTTCTTTAAGTTGGATCAAAGGCTGATCACCATTGAGCAGCAAGACAGGGCCTTGTTGAATTGGAACGTCAGCACCGCGCACTCTGAAGGGCTTACCACTGACAATGTGCTTAGCGAGAGCCCATGCAGCAGTTGACTTACCATCACCACCAGCGCCATAGATCAAGATGGTTGAGGGGTGAGGAAGGACATCAGGGATAAGGTATTCACGTTTATCTTCAAGCTTCATTAGTTCTGTAGCAGTCATAAGGGTTTCTTTTTTCTCGTAGGCCATCTGATCAACGATCAGCTTTTCAAGCGCGGTTTGATCGCGATAGCCAGCTTGAAGAGCAAGAGAGTTGAGCTTGTAGTTGACCTCAGCAGGATTATCAAGCTTGAGGATAGCCTTGGCGCGTTTCATCACCTCCTCGTATTCAAGAGTTGACTGCCTGTACTCTTGAACCTGCTTGTTATCTGCGTCTTCAACGATCTTTGCAATGTCGTCAGAAAACCGATGGCGGTGAGGGTCTTCCAAGTCGGCTAAGCGAATCAGTGTGCCCAGGCCAACGCCATTGCCTTTAAAAGAGTGCCAGATGTTCTCGCAAGGATCGTTGTCTTCCCATTCATCCTTGAAGTCTGGATCATCTGCTGACCAAGAGGTCCAAAGCATTCTCCCTGCTTCATTAGGCAAAGCAGAATTGATTGCCATTCCAATTTTGATCCAGTGGTCGCGTGACCCTTTGCCTTTGTTGGGAATCACGCTGAGGCAGTCTTTGACGATTTGAAAAATCTCGTCAGTGGTGCGGTCAGAAAAATCAAGGTCACGTTTGATGATGAGCTTTGGAGGCTCACGCATTTCAGCGAGCAACCAATCTGGAGCGACTGGAATATTGTTGAGATCGCCTTCAAGCTTGTACTCACCAGGCTCAGAGTTGTCACCACCTGGGTAAGCACCAAAAATTATGCCTTGCCTCTTCGAGTTCCAAAGGATCTCATAATCCTCTTTGCCAAGGCCGCGACCTTTAACATCCTTCCAAAGGGGTTCTGGAACGCGGAAGATAAATTTGGCGGCATTCTGCTTGGTTGACGTAACCATTGGAGCTCCAGCAAGTGACTCGCCCCATTGCTTCATGCAACGCTTGAGGTTGCGGTCTACATCAAGAAAGACGATGCCATTGCCGCGGATGCCAGTAAAAATGCCAACAGCTTTGAGGTCGCTGTTGCGTTGGAGCGCTAAGGCAACGTCTGCTGGCCCAAACTTTTGGTCGAAACTGGCTTTCAAGGGTTGCTTGCCACAAAAGCCACGCTTTGCACTTTTGGCGTGGATTGGAGCATATACAAGCCCTTCAGGCAAAGCCTTGACGAAGTCTTGAAGCGTCATGTAAGATTGTAAAGTCATCGGACAGCAAACCCGGTCTGCCCCTGGCGTTTAGGGCAGGTCGGGTCTTTTTTATCCTACCCGAGGTTGACTGCCCGTCAATCCCGGCTTACAGTATCAAGGCGTCTAAATGAGACGCGACACTTACCAAGACACACACCGTGAAAGTTTCCGACGATTTTTTGGCAGTACTTGAGCCAGAGACTGAAAGCGCCTCATCTGCGGACGGCTACTTGCGTCCAAACAAAATTGAATCAGGCAAGCCTGCTGTTTTTGCTTTGCTTGAAGAGGATCCTCTTGAGTATTGGCTGGTCTGGGGCACGCCTAAAGAGGGTGGCAACAATAAGCCTTTCCGATTCATTGAAAAGCCCTCTGATGAGGACATTGAATTGGAATTGGGGCGTGACTTTAGCCGCGCGTTGAACTACGACAAAACTGCTGAAGACAAGGCATATAAGTGCCTGACTTGGCCGGTTTACAACTGGGAAGAGAAGCGCGTGCAAGTGCTTGAGGTCACACAGATCTCAATTTCTCGACAGTTCGTCAAATATGGTCTGCATAAGACCTACAGCAAAAACCTTCTCGACTGGGATTTCCAGATGGAAAAAGGCAGCGTTGGTGGTAAGACCAAGTATGACTTGATGGTCATCCCTCGTGACGAAGACGAGCACGATGACATTCAGATGGCAAAGGATTGGAAGACTGCTCAAAAGGGAGGTTTTGACTTGACCCGTTTGATTGGTGGTGGCGATCCTTTCAAGGAAGCGTGAGTTTAGTGGGCATCAATTTTCGACTGATTGTGTAAGTCCCACGTTCCACCACCACCAAGAGCCACCATGAGCCAAGTTGCAAAGCGCAAAGGACTCGCCAGAGTTCTGCGAATAGTCGGTCACAAAGACATGCTTGTCGTTGAAGTCGTACAAGACCCGACTGGCGAATGTCTTTCTCAAGAGACGCTTTGCTTTCTCAATAAAACCAAGCAACTTTGGATGCTTGATGAGCTTGAAGAAGGCAATGAGATTGGCATTGAGTTGCCATTAAAACCTGGTCGCGGATTTGATCCAGTTACCTGGGCTTTGCCAAACCACGATCAACCTGAGTATCTACGAAAGCTAACTCCTTCCGTGGATGAAAAGCTCATAGCTGTATCTAGCGACAACTTGACCACTACGAATGAGGCTAAGTTTTCATTTGGAACAGCTAAGTTCAAAGGCGAAGAAGCTGAATGGCTAGAGCAGTTCTGTGGCAAGTACAGGAACAAGGGTGATGCTTTTGAAGATCTTTTCAGGGCAGCACTGCCACTGCTAAAACTCTTACAGAGCTAGTTTGGGAGCTGGGGGCCTTGCGCCCCCTTCTTTTAGGGATATATTAGTTTTGGGAAAGAGTGCTTATGGAACTGCCCGAGACAGAAATGGCATTTATGGAAGACGGCTCCGTCTCTGTGACTGTTGGCGATTTGACTGGGGTTGTATCAAGTGCTCATTTAATAGAACCCAAAGCCAATCAGCTCCGTCAAAGGTGGCTGCAAGAAAACGCCATTCATGACGACTGACACACAAGATCTTTTGGCTTCACTGCGGCGATGGCAGTTGGAGCAAGACAACTCAGGACGATTTCGTGTTTACAGGGATCAACACGGACAGATTTATCACTCCGTCACCCATATCCTGAAGAACACAGCCCCTCAATCACAGAAAGATGCTTTGGAGCGCTGGTCACAACGTGCTGGCAGTGGTTTGGAGCGTGACATTGCTTGTGACCGTGGCACCATTGCTCATGAACATTGCGAATATGTACTCAAGACCGCAGCAAAGTTGGCTCGACAGAGCGCTAACAAGAAGGGTTCATGGAAGGTCTGGAATGATGGATTGGCTCGCCCTCCTAAAGCAATCACCAGTTGGGCACTCAAAAAAGCGAAGGAAGGGTCGCCAAAGGTTGCATGGCCAGCCCGTGAGTACGCCAGAGGTTTATCCGACTGGCTGGTAAGTGGAACGGTAACGGCCATTCATGCCAGTGAATTCAGCGTTAGTAGCAATGAAGGTTTTGCTGGTACGGCAGATGCGTTGATCGATACGGCATTAGGTCTGACGATCTGTGACTTTAAGACGACAAGCCGTGAGGCTGATAAGCCTGAAGCGTGGTTAAAGGATCACCAGGATCAACTTGGTGCTTATAGCCTTGCCTTGCGTGAGAGAGCAGGGATTCGTGTGGCTGCTGGAGCGGTAGTAATTGCGAAGCCAAACGGGAATGTGCAGCTACGCATGTTGAGTGAGCTTGAGATGAGAGGTTGCGAGGCCAGATGGACTGAGCGCAATAACCTCTACAAGGAGATGCTGCTAAACGGTGAAGTGATGTAATGGAAGAAGCATTTGATCTGCTGTATCGCGGGAAGTGCAACGTCTGGGTTGCAGCAGAAAAAGCAGGCGTCTCACCGGATGAGATGAAACGCCTGTTCAAAGCTTATGTATCAGAGGAGCACTCTTCTGTGACTCTACGTTCGTAGTAGCGCGTTAGACGTAAGCAGTCATTGGCGCGGACAAAGTTGCCCTGTTGTTCAAAGATGGCTGCCCTAGCCGTTTCGTAACGGATAGCGTTAGGAAGCATGTCTGTCGGAACGCGAGAACCAGGGGGAGAAAACTTGTTGCCGTTGAGGATGCTGCTCACGAGTTGTACTTCTGGTTGTAAGCGGCAGTGTGCATCTCATTGAGAGTGATGGGAGGCTCACCGCCTGAGTCATCCCAAAGGTGGTCAGGAGTTGGGTCAAAGTCAAGTTCATTTTCCAACTGTGGAATGATTTCATCTTCTAGGAGCATCCGCATGGAACTGGTGAGATGTTCATCCATCTGATGACGCTTGTTTTCGCGGTCAATGATGGCCTTAAGATCCTTGAGGATCAATTCGATTTGTTTGAATTCGTTCACCATTCGACCTCTTGAATAAGTTGGTTGAGAGTCTTGAGAGATTGGAGACTGGAGATTTGTCGCTGACCATCGCTGAGACCCTTCTGCAAGGCCTCAGGATCGGCAGTACGGACAACTTGCTCCATCTCTTGCTTAACGAGCTTGAAGCAGAATTCAATGCGTTCTGCAGGCTTGCAGGCCAAGTGGCTTGAAGCTTTAGCTTTCTGCCCGCCAAGAATTAGGCAAAGCAGTTGGTTGATGGAGCGGTTGCAGTCTGGAAGTGTGATCATTTGAGGTTGCGGTTGCGTTCAGCGGCGTCAGGAATGGAAGCTAAATATTCTTCCCATTCCGCTTCCCGCTCTCGTGCTTCGATTTCTTCCTCTGATAAAGGAGGCCAAGGCTCCTTGTATTCAGATGGCAAAAGGTCGTCGATGTCTTCGTTGCGGATGATGGTCACTTGCTTTGCTCCACTACTTTTTCTGTAGCAACGGCCCTCTCTACTGCAACTTTTCTGGCCTCGTGTTCTGCTTTTCGCTTGGCATGTAGAGTAGCTGTGCGCTCGATTTCTGCCTTCAAGTTAAAAGAAGCGTCTTTCTCTTCAAAAGTCCGCTCACAATCGTCAAGCACATTATCAGCAATAGATTCAGCCCATGCATGGTTGCCGTAATACTCAGTGCCGTAATTGGGCCTCTGCAAGGGATGTTCTTTCATGCTCTCCACCTCTTCGTCGGTAAAGTCGCACTGGAGCTTCTCGACGTAGTAGGTGTCCTCGCTGAACATAAAGTCAATACCACGCGCTATAGCGAGCCAGATCAAATGCTCAACAGAGCGGTGTTGATTCTTGGCTACAGCAGTCAGATAATGATGCTGCTTGTCGGTCAGACGAAATGAAACGGTTTTCATAGGTTGGTTGATTGGAACGGTGTGAGACAAACGTCTCAAAACTTTTGAGACAGGCCACCCATGCGGGCAAGCCTTTCGTATTCACGGACAAGACGTGCATAATCTTGAACGTTGCCCTGTTCGTAAGCGTCGATCAGCAGATGTTTGGTCATCCGCATCAATGGCTCACGATCTTCCAGGGTGATCTCTGGCATTGGATCGGCTTCGATCGTGTGGTCTTCCTTTTCACGCAAAATGTCTGCCTCATCTATGTCGCGATAAGCGGTAGCGCGAGACAGACCGTATTTGCGTTGGAGCGTTGCAGCCACATCGGCTTTCTGAAGACCCATATCCAGGAGCTGTTTGGCGTGCTCCTGGTGGGCTTCCACTTGTTCTGGGGTTCGCTTCATGCCTCAATGTTGTCCTCCTTGCGGATGTGAGCAGTGAGAGTTTGGATGAAGCGCTCTTGTGTGGCGCGGTCGCAGAAAGCAAAGCAACTGTTGATGGCATCATTTAAGGAGTCTGTGCCAACCCAAAGCTGGATCTCCTCTTTTTTCCCATCAACCTTGTCTGAAACAGCAATGAGGCCACTGCACAGGCAGACAAAAGAATCGCCTTCCATGTGCCATGTAGTTTGTTCTGAGAGTTCTTTTCTCATTGGTAAGGTTGGTGTTGTTGGAGCGGAGCAAGGGTCATCCCCTTGACTCTCGTCTTACAATACAAGCCATTCAAGGAAACCGCAAGCCGCCATTCATGACTGATTCAGCGCCTACAAAAACTATTCACTTCTGCGCTGATGAGTGGATGCTCCTCCTAGAAGCTCTCCATTGCTTTAAAGACACTCCCGACGGTATGCGGGCAAGTGGTCGCTTGAACTGGATTCGAGCCAAGCTTGAAGAATGCAGGGCTGAGGAATGCCTCATTCGACTCAGCGCATAAAAAAAGCCCGCAATTAAGCGGGCTCCATGGTTTCGTTGTAAATGGTGCGCTCTTGACAGTAAAGGTCAACAGCAGTCCAAACCATTGCATTTTTTAAACTGTCAACGTCTCCAGCGTTCTCGCAAAAACTGCAAAGTGTGAAGTCGTGTTCATCAAGAAGCCATTTCTCAATGTCGTATTGATATTGGTCAAAAAATGCAATCGTTTCGCGATAATAGATGAAGTCGGAAACGCCAGAGATGCAGCCATAGCTGGCTACATCCCTGACCTCTGACTCATCCGTGAATCGAGCCTCTAGAGCATCCCGAAGGCGACAGTCAGACATCAAAGCCATTTCAACGCACCACACGAACGAACTGCTGAGTCCCGCTGTGTGATTGGAGCGGAGACTCAAGCGCAGTTTGCACAAAGGCAACACTGAAGCTCCCCGCAGCGATCAATGCCGCCACGTATTGCATGAATGAGTTCATAATTGGTTGGTCATTTGGTTTCGTTGGGTGCAGTCTCGTGAAGTTGTATTTCGTTGAAACTGCTGAACCTGACAAGCGACAGCAGCCCGGGGGCTGTGCACTTTTGGAGCGATTTGCTCCCAGATTGTCGAGGTTCTCCTCTATTGTATCACACGATTAGCAAATCTGGCTCTCGTCTGACATTACAAAATGTTGCAACTTGCAAGCAGGGGGCGGTGTTGCAATTTTTTCGCGCCGCATCGCCACACGGGTACCCTGCATATATATCTGTTCAACAGCACTCGTGTAATAAAAAAGCCCCCTAAGTGGGGGCAAGGGTCTGAAGTTGTGAGCGTGGGGATCAGCCGCCCTTATCTTCGATAGAAATTTTAAGTTCAGGCGCTTGGATATTGACGGTTTCAACAGACTCGCCAATAACGCGGCCAATGGAGTCAAGCACTTGACTTGCGGTCTGCAGTTGTCCCTTCTTAAGGGCTTGATGAAACAGTTTGGTGCGCATGTGTTGCAGGCGAGCGAGCATATTGTCGCGGTCAGCTTGCCAATCTTCATCGACTAGCTTTTTGACTTCTGCCCAATCGCGCCAAGCGGTATTGATCGAAACCTGCTCTTTCTCTTTGTGCTCATACACGAGGGCACGAGCGGATAGTCCATCGAGCTGCCGTCGATAGAGACGCCTAATCCGGTCCTCTTTAGCTTGCGTTGTGCGATCCGTCAGAGGCTCAGGCATCAACCTATCGACCTTTTTTTAGATAATAACTGCCTGCCAGGCATTCTGACACGTTCTAGAGGGGGCTAGGGGTTGAAAACCTGTGTAATGTAATAGGCATGACTACAAAAGCAGACCCGGTAAACCTGAGATGGGCACAGGGTCAAGTCTTTTCAAGCAACAAACGATTCCGCGTTTTAGTTGCCGGGCGTCGATTTGGCAAATCGTACCTTTCATGCGTTGAGCTGTTACGTGGGGCGCTTAACAGGCCTGGCGAAACGTTTTTTTATTGTGCTCCGACGTACCGAATGGCCAAAGATATTGCGTGGAGAGCGTTAAAAAAGCTAGTTCCGAAGGTTTGGATCCACACCAAGAACGAAACGGACCTCAGGATCGAGCTAATTAACGGTTCAACAATTGAATTGAAAGGTACTGAAAACGCAATGGCGCTTCGTGGCCGCAGTTTGAGCGGTGTAGTGCTGGATGAAGCAGCATTTATGGATTCAGAGGTGTGGTTTGAGGTAATTCGACCTGCATTAGCGGATAAAGAGGGTTGGGCGTTGTTTATTTCGACGCCAGACGGTACAGCTAGTTGGTTTTATGACTTGTGGTGTTATGTCCCAGACGACGAAACAGGAGATTGGCAGCGATGGAGCTATACAACGATTGAAGGAGGAAACGTCAGTAAGCACGAGGTTGAAGCAGCCCGCGCTCAACTTGATTCGCGCACGTTCCGCCAGGAATTTGAAGCGTCCTTCGAGAACTTAACTGGTTTGGTCGCCATCAGCTTTTCTGATGACAACATTTCAACAGAAGCAAAGGACATTTCAATCCAGCCGTTGCTATTAGGCGTTGACTTCAACGTTGATCCCATGAGCGGTATTTGCGCGGTCAAGGATCAGGACACGTTGTACGTGTTTGACGAGATTACATTGACTGGTGGGGCGACCACTTGGGATTTTGCAGAAGAAGTCACTCGCAGGTATGGGGTAGATCGCAGAGTTATTGCATGTCCTGACCCCACAGGCGGTGCAAGAAAGACAAGTGGTGTGGGCGTGACAGACCACGCAATCCTCAGACGCAGCGGCTTTACGGTTCAAAGCCCTAGATCACCGTGGAAGATTCGAGACAAGATCACAGCGGTCAATACAGGCCTAATGGATGCTTCTGGAGCGCGAAGGGTCAAGATTCATCCGCGTTGTAAAGAGTTGATCAAGTCATTGCGAACGCTGACTTACGCACCAGGCACTGGTCTGCCCAATAAAAACTTAGGTGTAGACCACGCTTTCGACGCTTTTGGGTACTTGGTGCTGCAGCAATTCAACCTTGCGAAGCCTGAGACTTTAGGGCCAACCAGCTATCGGCTTTATTAAAATGACTAGGTACTTTTGCCAAAAGGCGAAGGACAAGTCTCCTGCAGCGGATCAGGAGTAAGGAGCGTCAGGTGCGCGAGCCGGTTCTAGTCCGCAACCATTTAAAGCGTTAGACTAAAGCTGTTATCGCATTTTGCGTTATGCCTGGTCATTACGGAGCTGGTGGCAAGAAAAAGCCCAAAGGCAAGAAAAAGGGCATGAAGAAGGGCACCAAGAAGATGCGGTGCAGCTGTGGCAGCTGAAAACGTTCCAGTAAACAAGGCGCTTTACAGCCGAGTTAAAGCTGAAGCCAAGCGCAAGTTCGCGGTGTATCCAAGCGCGTATGCAAATGCGTGGCTAGTGCGCGAATATAAGAAGCGTGGTGGCACTTATCGGAAAGCAACCAGTGGCGGAACGAAAAAAACCACGAAAACCCGCAAAACCAAAAAGTAAGGGTCGTGGAGGCCTTGGCAGATGGTTTGATGAAAAGTGGGTCGATATAAAGACCGGGAAGCCTTGTGGCCGTTCTAAGGGTGAAAAGCGCGATTATCCGGCGTGTCGTCCATCAAAACGAGTGTCAGATAAGACGCCAAAAACTACAAAAGAGATGAGTCCAGCGGAAAAGGCTCGTTTCAAGCGCGAAAAGACTGGATCAAAGAAAATTTCGTACCAACATCGCCGACGCAAGGCTAAGAAGAAGAAGAGCTGACATGGCTTGTGGGTGGTTAGCGGTTAGACTGAGGGTTATAGACCCTTCTTATGTCTAAAAATGGCTGTTCTTCGCGGAGAGCAAGGATCGGTCCAGTTTGAAACTGGTGCTGGCAGTCTTGCCACAGTTGTCGGCACTCGTAGCTGGACGCTCAACATCACCAAAGACACGTTGGACACTACAGTCCACGGCAATACTTTTCGGCAGTTTGTTGGCAGCATGGTCAGCGGTTCTGGCACGGTTGAGTTGGTTTACGATCCAGATGCAACTGGCCAAGCTGGTTTGATTGAAGATGTTGTAAAAACCAACGATGCTGCAGATGCTTCGTTTGAGTTATTTACAACTGGTAGTAGTACAGGTACTGATTCTGTTGCCTTTGGTGGAATTATTACCAGCATGGACATCAGTTCTACTGTTGGAGATTTGGTTGTTGCTACTTGCAACTTCATCACCAGCGGCACCATCACTTCTAACCTTCAGTAAGGGTTAGAACGATGGCAGAGCGCAAAAAACGTAAACGTGGTCCCAGCCTTAGTGTTGGGCGTGGCGAAAAGCTGCCTGCTAGTAAAGGTGCTGGTCTTACCGCTAAAGGCCGCGCTAGGTATAACCGTGAAACGGGTTCAAACTTGAAGCCACCAGTCACGGGTAAGCCTAAAAGCAAAGCAGAAGCCGCCCGTAAGAAGTCTTTTTGCGCTCGTAGTCGTGGATGGACAGGTGAACGGGGTAAAGCGGCCCGTCGTCGATGGGGCTGTTAGTAACTCACTTTTGAGGTGTCATGACCTACTCTGTGCCGGGTCTGGTAAGAACGCATCTAGTCAGCTCTTCCTATTTAGGAGGTGTTGATAGTCCGTTCGTTCGGACACGGGCAGTAATTGACCAGATGAAGGGCTGGGAGATTATGAAAGCCGTGACAAGCGGCACAGAGTATTTACGGGACAATTCAGAAGCATTTTTGCCATTAGAGCCACGCGAGGACTACAGCGCTTACCTAGCGCGGGTTAACCGGTCTGTTTTTACGCCGTACACACAGCGTTTGATTCGAGCAGCAGCTGGGTTGATTCTGCGTAAACCGATTAGTGTTGAAGGAGACCCATATTGGACCAATGTCTTTAACAAGGATGTTGATGGTTGTGGATCAGATTTAGATGAGTACGCTCGACGACTTTTGATTTGTGCCCTGACTTATGGGCACTGCCACACTCTGGTTGATTTTCCTGCGCCATCGGACGCGAGAAGTCTTGCTGAAGAGCGTGCTCTTAATCGTCGGCCCTATTGGATTGAAGTGGATCCGACCCAAGTTTATGGCTGGCGTTTGGACCGAGAAGTCAACTACGGCAACCTTACGCAAGTTCGTATTGGTGAAAAGGCCGTTGTGCCTGATGGTGAATTTGGAGAGAAAGTGTATGACCAAATTCGTGTCATCGAGCCAGGTCGTTATCGTGTCTTCCGGCAAGAAGAGCAGAAGAAAGATATGCAAGGGAAGTTCCCATACCCCTCTAGCTTCGATCAATCCGACGCTACAGCGGAGTACGAGTTGGTTGAATCAGGCGATTTTTCGCTTGGTCAAATACCGCTGGTAACGATTTATGCCAATAAAACGGATACATTAATGAGTAAGCCGCCGTTGCTGGATATTGCTCATCTCAATCTGGCCCATTATCAACGGCAAGCGGATCTTATCCACAGCTTGCACATCGCTTCGCAACCGATGCTTGTCCTTGAAGGCTGGGATGACCAGACAAAGGATGTGGCGATCAGCGTTAATTATGCGATGGCGACCCAGCCGGGTAATAAGGTCTATTACGTGGAGCCTGCATCAAGCGCGTTTGAAGCGCAGTCGGCGGAAATACAGGAGTTACAGCAGCAGATGGCGACGCTTGGAATCAGCACGCTGAGCCAACAGAAGTTTGTTGCGGAATCTGCTGATGCTCGTCGCCTAGATCGTATCGACACTAATTCAATGCTGTCAATGGTTTCGATGGATCTTGAGTCAGGACTGCAAAAATCGTATGACTTAGCTGCTGATTACTTGGGTTTAGAGCCGCCTGAGGTCAAGATTAGCCGCGACTTTGACTTGCAAAGGCTTATTGGGCAGGATATTGCAGCTATGGCTCAGCTCTTTGAAGACAAAGTTATTGATCGGGATGAATTCCGTGAGATGCTTGTGCAAGGCGAAATCTTGCCTACTGTGGCCCAAGCGGAGGATCAATCTGAATGACCAAGTCTATTCAGCGAGTATTGCAGCCTGACGGTACTTACCGTTGGGAATCTGTCGAGCATTTAAGTGAAGCAGAACAAATCAAGCAAAAAGAGGTTAGTTCACCGCCTAAATCGACAAAAAAGACAAGAACTACTAAGGTAGTAAAGCAAACTGATACAAAAGAAACGTCTTCGTAATGGAAGAACAAGTCATCCAGGAAACGCCCGTGGCAACTCCTGCTGAGCAGCCCGTGGTTGCGAATGACAACACTGTCAACATTGATGTTGCTGCTTACGAGCAACAGATCCAAGCTGAAAAAGCCCGAGCTGAAGAAGCTGAGGGCAAATTCCAGCGTATCAAGGAAAAAATGAATGACCTTGATAAAAAGTTGGAAAAGAACGAGGCCGAACGGCGTAAAAGGCTTGAAGATCAAGGTCAATGGAAAGACCTTTGGGAAGAAGCCAACAAAACGGCTCAGACTAAGGACCAACAGATCGCTGATTTGGAGCGACAGTTGGCTGAGCTTCGCAACTCCAACGAGACTGCGGCAATGCAAACTTCAGCATTGTCTGCCATTAGTCAGGCTGGAGCAATCAATGCTGAGCAGATGCTACGTCTTGTTCAAAACGACCTTAAAAAGTCTGATGATGGCAGCGTCAAGGTGCTTGATGGCGGTGTCGAACAAGACATTAATGTCTACCTTGCCAAGTTGAAGAATCCTGGTTCTGGTTACGAGCATCATTTCAAACCTAGTGCTCAAGCTGGTATGGGAGCCAAGCCAACTACAGGAACTGCTGGCGCAGCAGGCATCGCTAATCCTTGGTTGGAAGGTAGTATGAACTTAACAAGGCAAATGGCCTTGGAAACTACCGACCCTGATCTTGCAGCCGTGCTCAAGAGAGAGGCAGGTAAATAGCTCCCGTGGAGCTTTCCCTTCAAGTCCGTGACTTGAGACCCGCAAACTTTTACCCCGATTAAGAAATGGCCGCACCATTTCAGAATTATTCCGGCGGTGTCCTTCTCGCGGACATCGTAAAAAGGAATAATCTCAGCACTTACGTGTCTGAGGCAATCAAAGAGCGCAGCTTGTTCATCAAGTCTGGCGCTGTTGTTCGTAACGCTCTTCTCGATTCTCGTGAAGGCGGTACTCGCATTCAAGTCCCTGAGTTCAACCCCATTGCTCCTTCTGAGGAGATTATGGACGGTACAGCTAGCTGGGGTACCAGCAATGCTGGTTATCTGACCCCTCAAAAGGTTGGTACCGGAACTCAGATCGCAACCATCTGTCACCGTGGCTTTGCTTATGCCGTGGATGACATTGCGATTCTGGCAGCTGGTGAAGACCCCATGCTGCACATCCGCAACCAGCTGGCTGACGCAATCAACAAGCTCAACAGCGCACGTCTGTTCTCTCATCTGAACGGTCTGTTTGCTGCAGGCTCTGGCGCTCTGGGCGCTAACCACTTGGACATTGCCAAGGCTGGCACTGGTGCTACTGAGGACAACTTCCTTAGTGCTTCTACTGTTGCCCGTGGCCGTTCACTGCTGGGTGAGCGTGGTGAAGAGCTTGACACTCTGATCGTCCACCCGTCCGTTGCGTTCTACCTGTATCAGGTTGGAATGCTCACCTTCTCCACGTCTGCTCTGGCTACTGGCGGTGCAGTCACCTGGGGTGGTGGTGGCGTTGGCGTTGGTGCTCGTTCTATCGGTGAATTTGCCGGTTTGAACGTCATTATTGACGAACAAGTCAATACCTATGCACCTGGCGCTTCTGGTCATCAGAAGGAGTTCCGTTGCTACTTGATCAAGTCGGGCACCATCCTTGAGGGTGTTCAACAGGATCTGCGGATTGAAGCTGACCGCAACGTACTGTCTAAGCAGGACGTGCTGTCGGTTGACTATCACACTGCGTACCACCTGATGGGTACGAAGTGGAGCAGCGCTTCTGACAACCCTGCTAATGCTGATCTGTCTAACAGCAGCAACTGGGCTCTGACTTATGACGCTGACTTGATCCCTGTGGTTGAGTTGATCGTCAACACCCCTCTAGACGTTACCGCTATCGCCTGATAGTTCGGTTGCCAAAGGCCCTACCATTAGGTGGGGCCACTTTATTCTTGCGTTATGGCTGCCACGATCAACGCCACTCTTAGCAGCGCGACAGCCAACAGCTTCGTGACGTTGGCGGAAGCCAATGCGTATTTTGAGACAACGCCTAACAGCACGCAGTGGGACAACAAGCAAGACGACAAGAAAAATCGTGCATTGATCTCAGCTACGCGTTGGATCGATACGTTGAATTTTTACGGTGATCGTTGCGATGCAGACCAAGCTTTGAGCTGGCCTCGCAATAATTATCATGTGGATCGTGTTGAGCTAGCTTGCTCCGCTATTCCAAACGACATTAAATACGCTACTTATGAGCTAGCGAACGCGCTAGCCAATGACACGGACGCGATTACAGGGTCTACCGGCGATACGGGGCTATACAAATCCGTCAAGCTTGGGGAGATGGAAATCGAGTACAACACTGCTAGTCAGGCTACTGGAACTGTTAACAACGTATTCGACGTTTATCCTTGGCTTCAGTCTTATCTCGGGGCTTATTGTCTGGGCGGCAGTGGCTCGTATTCTGTCCGCGTTGTAAGAGGGTGACATGCCTGGAGCGCTAGATGCTGCATTTCGTAAAGCTGCTGAGTCAGTCGTTAAGGACTTGGCAACCGGCCTAGATGTCGAGATCGATTATGTGCGTGAAGTATCTGGTCAATACAACGTGGCTACAGGCACTTACACAGATTTAAGGCAGACGTTTGCGGACATTAGGGCTCCGATTGAAGTTATCAACTCTGAAGGAGAGAACGGCGCTGAAGAACGTAGGGCTCGGGTTTATATCGCACCAGATCAAATCAACGACAATCAACCGACGTTATCGGACGAGATTACGTTGAAGTTTCAAGGATCTGATCGTAAGGCTCAGATCGTCGATATTCGGACGTTTGGCGGAGGCCAAAATTATCTCTATATCCTTGAGGTGGTGTTCTAATGACGCTTGTCAACGCTAGGGCTGCATTAGAAACGGCGATTGAAAACGCAGTGACGACAGCGGATTCAGACGTAACGGTGGTTTTCGACAACATGCCATTTACCGTTCCAGGCAAAACAAAAAAGTACGTGTTGGTGGCGATCAACTTTGACAGTGCAACGATCCAAACGCATGGCGCTGCAGTAGATCAGTACGCTGGAACGGTGCAATGCGGCATTTTCACGCCAAGGAATAAAGGTAGTGCTGCTGCAGCTGCGATAGCGGAATCAGTGATTGATGGACTTACGTCAGTCAATGCTTCTGGTTATACGGACACGTATTCTGTGGTGCCACGAGTAGGGCAGATTAGTGGTCCTACGGCTGTGACTAATGAGGGTGCAAGTCATTTTGTAAGTGTTGTGCGTTGTAACTTTACTGCAATCTGATGGCTAAACCAATTACTGAGCTGACCAAAGATATTCGTAAGTTGATTGAGACCGGTCGTGAGACAGCTGGCCCTGTAATTATTCGTTCTCTGCAAAGCGAAGGTCCTTGGTGGACTTCTAGTTTTGGCACCAAATGGCGTTTAAGCGGTTCTCCCGTGAGACCTGTTGATGATCGAGCTGGAATAACGAGAGATTTTACGGCGATACCAAAGAAAACAAGCACGCCCAAGCCTTCTGTCGAAACAATGGTTATTGGCGGCGGTCAATCCGCTATGAAATTTCCGCTTACTCAGCCGATGTATATCGGGAACTCTGTTTCATACGCGGGGTTTGCTGTAAATAACCCTGGTGCGACAGTCCCTCGCAAAGATGGTAGAGACGTTACCTATGAGCAGCATAAAAAAGATGGTTTCAAGCTTACGGCAAAAAATCAAAATCCTAATTGGTACAAGGTCTATACGCAGTCAGGTGGCTTGCTCGGAGATCTAGACAAAGCATTTAAGGTCACTCGCCTGGGATAAGCTATATTGTGATAGTTGACTGAGTTTTATGGCTGGAGCACGCGCAATCGACAAGCTGTGTAAGGCGTTCAGCGTAGAAGAGCGCAGCAGCTACACGATTAAAAAAGATGGGGAGGTTGTCTTAAAGCTGTACTGGAAGCCTTTAACCATCGCAGATCGAGACTCGATCAATAAAACAATGAAGGCTTTGAACCTTGGCAAGGATGAGGACAATTTAGATTTTGCGATTCAAATGGTAATTCGCAAAGCAGAGGACGAAGCAGGCAACAAGCTTTTTTCGGACGGGGACCGTGCCAAGCTCATACATGGTTTGCCTTTATGGGTGGCGCTGGACATTATGTCCAAAATGCAGGGTGTAGAAGAGGTGGAAGAAGCGGATGAGCTAAAAAGCGACGCTTGAGCAGGACAACTATCTGTTTTTGCAGTTTTTCATAGCTGAAAAGCTAGGAATGACGCTGCTGCAGCTGCGAACGACGATGTCAACAGAAGAGTTGCTGGGCTGGAGCGCTTACTGCACGCTAAAGGCTGAACGGGAAGAAAAGGAAATGGAGAAAGCTCGTCAGCAGGCTCAGTTTCGGAAGGTGCGCTAACCTGAGGGCAATGTCTTCGGGTTAGTCGTGGCTGCTGAGTACGAAGTCAATATTAAAATCAATAGTCAGCAAATTACGCGACAGCTTGAAGATATAGACAAAGCGATTTCCAAGATTGGAAAGTCTAGAGGAGGTGGTTCTAGCGGTAAGTCCGGTATTTCTAGCCTTTCGCCGACTCGACAAGATTTAAAAGCCTCAGCTGATTATCAAAAAGCTCTTCAGGGCGTTTTAAAGGCTGGTAGAGATGCTGAAAAAGTTTTTGGCAATTTACGCAAAACAGCGCAATCAGCCATGGTGGCTGGAGCGAATGAGGCAAGGCAGCTAGCAGCGGCAGCTGCAGGAGCACCTTTAAGGTCTCAAATTGGAATACGGCCTACAAACGTTACTCGTGCATCTGCTGATGCGGCTGCAAGACAACTTGAAGCTCAAGTTAGAGCCAGTGCTGCTTTAGAAAAACAATTAGCTCAAGAGGTTTCAGCTTTTGAAATGCGTGCTGATAAGCGAGTGCTTCAAGCAGGATTGGCTAACGATAAGATTGAGTTTCAACAAAAAATTGACGATATTATTAAAACTACAGATTTTGCAATTAGAGAGAGCAAACGAGAAGGAAGAGCTTTCGACCAAGAATTAAAACGACGTGGCGAAGTTCAGCAAAAGGCGCAAAGAACTCGCAGAAAACGATTAGAAGGCGTTGCTCTTGGCGCTGGTTTTCCGCTGCTGTTTGGCGGGGGTGCAGGATCAGTCCTTGGCGGTGGCTTAGGCGGGTTAACAAGATCTTTTGGAGCGCAGATTGCACTTAGCGCTCTCGGCCAACAAGTCGATAAATTTGTCGCAGGCATGGTCGATGCAGGCAAAGCCCTTACCAGTGTTGGTGGTGCGGCTGACTTTATGGCTGAGAAGAGCTTGTTTAGCTCTGATGCGATGCAGTTTCGCATTGAAAAGCTAATTGAAGAGGGTCGAGTCACTGAAGCGGCTGCGTTAATGACGCAGGAAATGGCCAAGCAGGTTGGCGGCAGTGGCTTAAAGGCACTTAAGGACCTTGGCACTGAAGCCAGCGAGATGGGCAAAATTTTTGGAACGGTGTTGTTACGTGTTCAAGCGTTTATAGCGCAAGGTCTTACTCCTTTAATCAAGCTAATCAATAGCGCTATTGGAGGCATGGTTGCTCAAAATCAGCTTGATCAAATGCTGGCAGAGGCCGAGTCTCCTCAGCAAAGAGCGGCAATGCTTGCGCGTTCAATAGAGTTAAGAGGAACAAAGAAGCAAGGCAATACGCTAACTCGGGGCGACTTTACAATGGAAATGCTCCAAACATTGCAAAGCGAGTTTGCTCCAGTTATTCCAGAAGGTGCTGCTATTGAGCCATCAACTCTAGAAACGTTAAGCACTGCAGATAGCAGGGCGGGCGACGTAGCAAAAGACCAACAAAGATTAGCTGAAATTGTAAGAAGATCTCAAGAAAGACTGCAAATTATGCAACAAGAGGGCGATCTTGCTAAGGAGTTGAAAAAACTTGATTTTGAACGAGCTGCAGAAATAGAAAAAATTAACAAGCTTGAAAATGTCGGACTAAAAGAGCGAGAAGATGCTGTTCAGGCTACTAATGATTTGTTTGACGCGCGAAAAGGTGAAGCCATAGGCAAACTATTAGGCAAGGATCTTCAAACTGCTATAGCATTAAAAAAAGCACAAGACGATGTCTTAAGACCCTTGAAAGACCAAAAAAGGTTGCTAGAGGCTAAGTTAAAAGGCAATGAAAAAGAAGTGCGTTTGCAGCTAGAAATTGAAAGTATTATGAGATCAGTCGAAGGTTTGAGAGAAGAAGATGTTGAAAATCTTGTCAAAGGAAACGCTTTACTTGCGGAGCAAGTTGCGGTTGCTGAAAGATTAGATCAAGTCTATGCCGCTATTGGCCAAAGCATTACTACTGGCATTGTTGGTGCGTTGACTGAGGCTGTTGAGGGTACCAAGAGTCTTGCGGAAGTTGCTGGAGAGACGCTTAGACAGGTTGGCAATATTCTTTTACAGTTTGGAGTTCAAAGTACGTTAAGCGGAGTACCTGGCTTGGATAAATTTTTCCCAGGCAGGGCGCTTGGCGGAAGCGTTTCAGCAAACAAGCCTTATATGGTTGGCGAGCGCGGACCTGAGTTGTTTGTTCCTGGCGCTCAAGGTAATGTCGTTCCAAACAACGCCATAGGCGGCGCTAATGTCGTTGTAAACGTCGATGCATCTGGATCGCAGGCACAAGGCAACCAGCCAAACGCCAAGGCACTGGGCACTGCTATTGGAGCGGCAGTGCAAGCTGAACTAGTCAAGCAAAAACGTCCTGGAGGCTTACTGAGCTAATGGCAACCTTTCCATCAATTACTCCGACTTATGGCCAAGTGAAGCGCAGTGCTCCTCGTGTGCGTGCAATTCAGTTTGGCAGTGGCTATCAGCAGCGTGCCACGTTTGGTTTGAATCAAAACCCAAAGGTCTATGATTTGACGTTTGAAGTATCAGAGACTGATGCGGACACGATTGAAGCGTTTTTAGATGCGCGTGGTGCGGTGCAAAACTTTGACTTTACGCCGCCTGGCGAAAGTAGTAGCAGTAAGTTTATTTGCCGTGAATGGTCAAAGTCAATTCCGTATTTGAATCGGGCTACTGTTACGGCTACGTTTGAGCAAGTCTTTGAGACCTGATGGCTTATCCATATACAAATCACAAGTGGACAGAGAACACAGCATTTGCGGTTGGCGATGTTGTTCGCGCCAATCCAACCGCTTATTGCGAAGACGGCAGTACGCCAACCACTGTTTGTGCAAACGGGGCAGCCCCTAAGTACAACATTAATACTCTTGCATTTAAGTGCGTAGAGGGTGGCACATCGGGGCCGTCTAGTGATTACGAAGGCTTTCCCCATGGCGAGCCAGCATTTCCATTCAAGATTGGCCAGACGCTTGTCGATGGAACGGTTACGTGGGAGGCATTTGAGCCGTTAGCGGAAGAACTGCTTCGGTTAGAGCCAACAGCTGTAATTGATTTATTTGAAGTGCATCTGACTCAAGAGCTAAATGGCGTAAAAGATATTTTGCGTTATCACGCAGGACTGAACGGCATCAGCGAGACCATAAAATTTGATGGGCAAAGTTATCCAGCTGTGCCTGTTGAAGTCGATGGATTTGAGTTTACGAGTAAGGGAACGCTGCCACGGCCTACGTTGCGAGTGGCAAACGTCAATGATGCAATCAGTAGCTTGTTGTTGTCTTACAACCTGCTTGGAGCCAAAGTTCAACGCATTCGCACCTTTGTGAAATTTATAGATGTATCTAACTTTAATCAGCAAGTGCAGTTTACGAAAGAAGCAGACGTAGAGGGGCTGCTGACGACGCAAAATAATGACCCTCTAATCATGGAGACTTTTAATGACTCTGCCGATCCTCAGGCAAAGATGGTTGAGACTTGGTATGTAGACAGAGTTGCTAGTGAAAACTTGCAGTTCGTCGAGTTTGAGCTTGCTCCAAAGATTGATCTAACCAATTTGCAATTACCTAGAAGAACGATCGAAGATGCTTGTCCTTGGCGGTATCGTGGTGAAAAAGAAGGCACTGGTCCGGGATGTACCTATGTCGGAGACAGCTGCTTTACAGCAGCCGATGATGCACTGCCTAGCGGTGATTTTGCTAATGATGTGTGCGGAAAACGGTTATCTAGTTGTAGGCTGAGGTTTCCAGGAGAAAAACGGTTGCCTTTCGGAGGGTTCATTGGAGCAAGACTTCAAGCTTGATGCTGAGAGGCACGCCTACGCGCAAACGCCAGAGGAGTCGTGTGGGCTAGTTGTTAATGACAGATACTTCCCATGCCGAAACATCGCGCCAAAGCCTAGGGAAAATTTTGTAATTGATCCTGTTGACTACGCAAGAGCTATGCATTTTGGCCCAATTGAGGGCGTAGTTCATTCGCATCCAAAAGGCACGCCTATCAGCGATCATGATCGCAAAGCTTGCAAGCAAACTAAACTGCCTTGGTATATCTATTCTGTGCCTACTCAGGAATGGCTGACTATCGATCCCTAATTGGTCAGCAATGGGAGTACGGCAAACAGGACTGTTACACGCTGGTGCGGCAGTATTACGAGCTGATTGGGGTCAAGCTGCCAGACTTCCCGCGACCTGATGACCTTGGTACGACAGACAGCATCTTTTTACGTTACGCAAAGTCACTAAAGTTCGAGTCTGTTGCCTTTGATGCTCGTCAGAAAAACGATGTGTTGTTGATGCGTCTCGGGACAAGAACGCCAATGCACGCAGCAATTTATGTAGGCAACGACCGGATTTTGCACCAGCGTATGGATAGCATCAGTGCGGTAGAGCCGTTACGGCGGTACTATTGGAAAAGGATTGCAGCTGTGTTTCGCCATGCAACTTGTCATGCTGGCAGGTGAGCTTGGCGAAAAGTACGGCAAGCAACACGAGTATTACAACCTGCAGACGCCAGCAGATGCGATCAAGCTGCTGTGCATCAACTATCCAGCACTGCAGGAAGACATGATGCAGGCGCACCATAACGGCATTGGATACAAGGTTATACAGGGTGGTGCGGCGATGGGATATGGCGAATTGAATTTGCCGTTTGGCAGCAAGCCATTGCTTGTAGTGCCTGTAATCACAGGTGCTGGAGGCAGCACGGGTCAAATTTTGGCTGGTGTTGGCTTGGTTGCTGCGTCGTTTTTATTCCCTGGCGCAGGGTTGTTTGGTGCCGGTTCAGGTATTGCAGCCTTATCTGGTGTTTCAACTGCTGTTGGCACGGGCATTAGCGCAATCGGGGCAGGTCTGATTCTCTCTGGCACTGCAAATTTGATTTCACCGCAACTAGATTTAAACGCCAATAGGGTGGGAAAAGGCACAAGAGTAAGAGGACCAGGACCTGAAGGCATTACACGAGGTGCTTTAGGCGAACAGTCGTATGCGTTTACCGGACCAGCTAACACCGTTGGAACGGGAGAGACGCTGCCTGTTATTTATGGCAGGGTTATTACTGGCAGTCACTTGCTAGCAGCAAACATTGATATCACTGACGAGTCTGACAAGCTTAAACAAGCTACGCAGCCTCCAAGTTTAGATACGCTCAAGGTTAATGGTGAAGAGTTGACAACAGAGTTGAACCGCGCTGGTGGCCTTATAAGCAGAAGAGGCATTAAGCGGGTTAATAGTGCTGATAATGACCGGGATGAAAGAATGCCGTTTAACAAGACATTTGGCCCTAACGGAAGCAAGCCATTAGCTACTGGTGAAATTTACAATAACAAAAATAGCAGTAAACTTAAATATCTTGAAGAAAGAAAATTTAGAAAAGAAATAGATGTTTTGTTTGAGATTAACACTGGGTTGTTTGCACGGGTAGGCGGAGAGGGGACGACAAAAGTAGACGGTTTTATCACTTATTTAATTAAACTTGAAATTGAACAAGGTAAACCTAATGTGACAGTTGCCACAGCCCAAGTGACTATACAGGGATTGATCAATCCTAGTCAAAATGTCAGGTACGGGCACCGTCTTAAAATGCCGGGAGTTCCTAATAGGAATGAAAATGATTTAATGTTGACAGTAGAAATTATAGATGCTGAAGTTGACGAAAACGTTTCGTTTAAAGTGCAGTCTTACGGCTACAATTTGTTAGCAGACGAGCGGCTGGAGCCTTAATGCTATGTCTTTGAACTCCAAGAGTAAAATTGAACTTATTGATGCGATCTGCGAAGGCCCTATAGAAGGGTTGGTAGACGCTTCACGCAAGGCTGTTTTTTTAAATGAAACTATCGTAACCGGAAGCCAAAAAAACGACGAAAAAGTTATTTTTAAACAAAGGCAAGGCAATCAAAAGCAGGATCTTTTTTCTGAAAGCTCTACGCTAAGCGCAGCGCAAACAGTAGTTATTAACGTAGGCGAACAGGTCGGTAAAAGTTATAGCGAAAAATTGACAACAGATGGCACAAATACTGTAGCTAAAAGAGATTATGGAAAAGGTCAGGTTGCTAGACAATTGTCTGATGAAAACATTGATTTTGTAGAATTAATTTTTCGTGTCCCCCGCCTTTTTTGCATAGCCTCAGAAGGAGTGGCTCGTGGACAGTTGTTTTCCGCATCACTCAAGTTTCAAATTTCTATAGCAGGTCCAGACACAGGTTATAAGCACATATTGCTTTCTAATAACGACAATATACAAAATGCTGATCAAGCAAATATTCTAACAGGCATATCAAACTCTCCGTACCAATTTAAAACGCAAAGAATAGATCTCGCGTCGGTAACAGGCTCTAAGGTGGGGCCTTATCGCATAAGGGTAAGAAAGCTTGAATTTGGCAAAACAAGTCAAGAGCGTGAGGAAGCGTTTGAGATTTCGTTCAGAGATTTTAAGGACACACCAAAGAAAACACCAATAGCCTCTAAGCGAAAAGACGAGTTGATTTGGGACCAGATTATTATTGGGACGAAGCTAAAGGCCACATATCCAAACACCGCTTTGGTGTATATGGCAATTGATGCTGAAGAGTATTCAACGTTGCCAGCCAGAGCTTACGATGTTAAAGGTTTAAGAGTTAAAATTCCTTCTAATTCGTATGTCGCAACAGATGGTAGCGGAAGATTAATTATTGACCCTAACGTACCTTTTGACGGCAGTCTTAGAGAAGATGAGCTGCATTGGACTACTTGTCCGGTTTGTTGTTTTTATGATCTGCTTACCAACTCGCGTTATGGTGCGGGTGATTTTATTGAGGAATCCAATTTAAACTGGGTTGACTTGATAGAGATTGCTAAATACTGCAATGACGAGGTAGATACACCAGACGGTAAAGAGGCTAGGTTTGCGATAAACACAGTCATTGGAACGCAGACTGAGGCGTATAACGTCTTGCAAGACATGGCTAGCATCTTTCGCGGCATGTTGTTTTGGAAGGCAGATAACGTTCAGATTGCTGCTGATCATGGAGGCGTTTCTTCTAACGTTCTGCACGTTTACAGCAACTCGAACGTTGTTGACGGCAGCTTTACCTATAACGGATCGTCGTTGAAATCACGAAGCACACGAATAAAAGTGCGCTACAACGACCCAGAAAACTTCTATAAGCCAAACTATATTTGCGTTGAAGACCGTGACCTGATTAAAAAATATGGCGTACAAGAAAAGAGCATTGTGGCTTTTGGCTGTACGTCTAAATACCAGGCTCAACGAATGGGCAAGTGGATGATGCAGTCTGAGAAGCTGCATAACGACACTGTGACGTTTTCTGTGGGCCTTGAGGGCCTAAACGTACTTCCTGGTCAGGTGTTTGAGGTATCAGATGAGATGCGCCTTGGCACGCGAATTGCAGGTCGGATTGTTGGAGCGTTAGTTGACAGGGTCGTAGCTGACCAAACAGTTGTGCTGCCTCCTGGCGCAAACAATAAGGTATCAGTTGTGATGAAGGATGGAACGATTGAGACTAGCAGTATTTCAAGTGTTATCAATAACAACACAATTCTTGTTAGTCCTAGTTTTACACAAGTACCGCCGGACAATGCTATTTACGCTATCAAAAACGACACTGCCAAACTTTTAAAATACCGTTGCCTGTCTGTAGCAGAAGGTGATGGCGGTGTTTATACGATTGTAGGCGTGCGGCATGATGAGGCTTTGTATGACGTTGTTGAAAGTAGCGATGCAACACTTACGCTTGAGCAACCGTTTAGCCTTATAGGCAAGCCACTAGCAGCGGTTGAGCCACTGATCACGTTTGAACAGATAGATGTCGGACGAAACACAACTAATCGTGCCACAGTATCGTGGAGTCGTGGACTGGCAAAGTATGCCTCAAGGTTTAAAGTCAGTTATAGGGTTGGACCTAACGGCAACACAAGAGCTGCATTTACCGACAATACTTTTATTGACATAGACGACAAGCTTGAGCCGGGGAAAGTCTTATTTGTAGAAGTGCAAGCAGTTGGCTTGGCTCCTGATTTCAAGCTGTCAGATGCTGTAGCAGTCAGTCGAGAAATACCAGAGCCTGGGACAAGTGACCCGAGTGGCGGGATAACAACTGATCCAAACGATAACGATAACCCAATAAAAATTGAATCGGTATTGCGTCCACCTGATCCTGAAGACGTTACTATCGAAGCCATTGGTGTCGATCAAGTCGCGTTACGTTGGGGCGCAACAGCAAGCGGTCAAAAGCTCGAAGGATTTGTTGCTGTAATTAAGCACTCATCTAAAACTGACGGAAGTGGGTCTTGGGCAAACAGTTCTGTTCTTCGCAAGGTTGAGGCACGAACGACAACGGTTGTGCTGCCTTTGTTAAACGGCGAGTATCTTATCAAGTTTCAGAATGAGCAAAACCTGCGTAGCCTTAATGCGGTTAGCGCAATAATTAACATACCGGACGGCATCCCTCGCCTTAATTTTGAAGTATTTAGAGAGGACCAGCTTGCCAATGAGTTTGGCGGTGACAAGGTTGGTGTTTTTTACAAGCAGGAATACGACGGGTTGATTCTCGATGGAGACGCATCGTTTGATGCTATCTCAAATTTTGATACTTTCAGAGCTGGCCCCGATATTTTGGCGTCAGAAATAGTCGCTGGCAAGGTTTACACAATACTTGCAGCCGGCACGACTGATTTTACAGCGGTTGGAGCGGCGAATAACAATACAGGAACTATTTTTACAGCCACAGGATCTGCTACTGGCAGTGGGACACTATATGCGTTTATCGACAGCCATTTTGGAACGCAACTTACCAAGGGCGAATACTTCTTTCAAAAAACAGTTGACCTTGGCGGCAAGTACAGCGTGCGTATGCAGCGTGTGTTGACAACTAGAGGTCTTTACGCAAGTGATTTAATTGATGACCGCACAGAGAATGTTGATACGTGGTCTGACTTTGACGGTCTTGTGCCTGACGATACGAACGTTGAGGTGTATTTCCGCAAAAACATTGATACTCAAAATTCATTGACTCCAGCAGGGTTGACGGGCGACATTGTGCAAGAGGACGGTTCAAAAATTGAACAAGAAGACGATGTCAGCGCTTTTAAACGCGAAGCGGTGCTTGAGTTTGAAGACTGGATACCACTAGAAAACAATGTGTATGTGGGGCGGTTCTTTCAGTTCAAAGCTGTACTGACAACGGACCATGTTGACCAAACGCCGATTGTGGATCAACTGGGAGTTACGTTGCAGTTTGAGCGTCGAACGGAAAGCAGCAAGAAAATTGCTTCTGGACAAACAAGCAAGTCTGAAACGTTTGAAAAAGCGTTTTATACCGACGCTGACACAGAGGTCGCTGTCGGTATTACTGCTTTCGACATGAACAGCGGCGATTACTACAGGCTGACAAATGTGACAGGAACAGGCTTTACGATCACTTTTTACAACAGCAGCAACACTGTCATTGACAAGGAATTTCAGTACACTGCGATAGGATACGGAACACAGCAGTCTTAAGGCGTCGTTATGGCTCAAGCAGACGGAGTTGTCTCAAACGCTAGTGGTGCAGCCGTAAGGCAAGACATCAACAACCAGATAGAGGCTGCGTTCACAAACCAAAGTGGCGACACATCTCCGGCCACTACATACCCATGTCAGTTTTATGCTGACACTGCGAACGATATATTAAAGATTCGGGACAAAACCACCAGCAGCACTTATTATTCCTTAAGAACCTTAGACGGCAAAGTAATTCTGCCTGCTGGATCAGCCGCTGCACCAGCTATTTTTTTTAACGGGGAAACAAATACTGGCTTTTATGAAGAGGCAAACGATGTAATTGCTGTTACCCATGATGGGACGCAAGTATGCGCGTTTGGCAAAAATATGACAGGGAATCAAGCGCAAAGTGATTGCTTAGTTTATGGAAGCGCTTCAAGTCAAACGACTACGCCTGGCGAAGGAAACAATAACGCGGCTATAGCCGGATTTATGGTTGCAAAAGACGGCGTTACACAAATCGGGTCATACGATAAAAGGCCGCTAGTTCTTAATAGAATGGCTACTATCGGTGGTGCAACCGGATTACTTGCATTTCACACCAATGGCACTCAGGTAGCGCAAATCACTACGAACGGCTCTGCTGTTGCATACAACACAGCATCTGATTACAGACTAAAACAAAACGTAGTTCCTTTAACTGGTGCAAAGGCAAGAGTAAATCAATTTAATGTATGTCGATTTAATTTTACTGCTCTACCAAGTCAAACAGTTGATGGCTTCTTGGCGCATGAAGCACAAGAGATTGTTCCTGAGGCAGTTACTGGCTCAAAAGATGGAGTTTTAGAGGATGGAAGCCCTGACTACCAAGGTATTGATCAATCTAAGATTGTCCCATTATTGACCGCTGCATTACAAGAGGCTTTTGCTGAGATCGCTGCTCTCACAGCGCGTGTTGAAGCTTTGGAGGCTAGCTGATGGCTGACAAAAGAATTTCAGCCTTAACTGGCCTAACTGATCCAGCTGACGGCGATTTATTTGCTGTTGTTGACGTAAGTCAAGCAGCTGATGCAGACAAAAACAAAAAAATTACGTTCCAAACTCTTCATAAGACTGTAGGAGATGGAACGGCAGCATCACCGTCAATCAGCTTTTTAAGCGATGGTGGTGCAGATGGCCTTTTTAAGCCTGCCCAGTCCGAAGTAGCTGTTGCTGTTGGTGGTGCTTATAGCAGCAAGTTCACTACAGCTGGGTTTCAGGTAGGCACTGGAACGGCAGCAGCACAGCTGCACTTATTCAGCAGCGATACGACTGATCAAGTCATCATTGAAAACACTGATGCTGGTCTAGATACAGCGCCTGATGTGGTGTTGTATCGCAACTCAGCTTCACCTGCCAATAACGACTTTACGGGCAACATCGAGTTTCGTGGCAGAAACGCTAGTGCTCAAAACATTACTTACGGACAAATTCTTACAAGGATTGGCGATGTAACTGCTGGCAGTGAAGACGGAACACTGCAGTTGATGACTGCTGCTGCTGGAACGACTGCTGCACGTATCACGATTAAGAGCGACAAGGTCGGTATCGGCGAAGCAGTACCTACACATCCGCTCCACATTACGGAATCGGTTGCAAACACTGGGTTGTTTATCGAGTCAGCAGAGGCGGTCAGTGTCAGTGCTGCTGACATCACGTTGTATCACCACAGAGGCAGCAGCGTTTCTGGTCAAGACGCCGATGTTTTAAGCACCATCAAGTTCCAAGGCAATAACGACGCGTCGACGCCTGAGCAGATTTTGTTTGGGGCGGTAGAAGCCAGCATCGTTGATGCTAGTGACACGACTGAAGACGGCAAGCTTGACTTCAAGGTGCAGGCTGCTGGCGCATTGACGAGCATGGCTGCAATTACAGCAGCAAACGTCACGCTTGGTAGTCGTCCGATTTTGCCAACGCATACACCTGCATCAGCTAGCGCAGCTGGTACGGCAGGCGAGGTGGCATGGGACGCTAATTACATTTATATCTGTACTGCCACCAATACCTGGAAACGGGTTGCTATTTCGACTTGGTCGTGATGGCGGTAGCATTAGCTGGAGGTTGAGGGATCATGGCAAACGCAAAGATCACTGATCTGACTGAGCTAACAGCAGTTCAGGGGTCTGACGTACTGCCGATTGTTGACACGCTCAACGATCAGACCAAGAAAGTCACTGTGACCAATGTGGTCACAACTGGTTTGTCTGATACTGCTGTGACTCCAGGGTCTTACACCCTATCAAGCATTACCGTTGATCAGAAAGGTCGTATTACAGCTGCGTCTAATGGGACTGCTGTTGATACAGACAAGATTGTTGAAGGCAACAGCGAAGCTGAGGTTGTCGATACCGGCTCAGATGGCCACTTTAAAGTTACAACTGAAGGTAGTGAACGAATACGTGTCGGGCCTGCTGGTCAGGTGGGTATTGCTGGCGCAAACTACGGAACTAGCGGTCAGGTTTTAACGAGTGGGGGGCCTTCTGGTGCGGTTAGTTGGCAAGATGCTGCCGCAGGTGCAACAGGTGTAATCCTGGAAAACCAACAGGCCATCAGCAGTAACTACACACTGACTGCTAATTACAATGGATTGAGCGTTGGTCCGGTCACGATCCAAAACTCAATCGCTGTCACTGTCCCTAACGGGGCAGTTTGGATGATTCTCTGATCATGGCCATCAAACTAAAGCGGAGCAGCACTGCCAATAAGCGTCCAATCCCTTCGCTGCTGGGATCTGGTGAGCCGGTTGTCAATACAAATGAAGCGTCACCAGCGCTGTTTTTCAAAGATACGAACGGCAACCTAGTCAAGGTTGGTCCGGTTCATATCGGAACCAACGCTCCAAACTCATCACCAGCTAGCACGGCTGCTACTGCGCTTGTCGCTGGTACGACGTATCAGATCCTGACTGTTGGCTCTACTGACTTCACGTCTGTTGGAGCGTCTAACAACAACGTCGGCACAATTTTCCAAGCCACTGGAGCGGCAACTGGTTCTGGCACGGTATCTGGTCAGCAAGGCGTTGAAAAAGGTGAGGAGTGGCTTGATACGAGTACGAACAAGCTCAAGATCTATAACGGCAGTGCGTGGGTTGAAGTTGGCGGTGGTGGCTATCCAGCTGGTGGTGGCTCAGATGAGTGGGCGCTAGAGCACGACAACACAGTGACGACTTCGTACTCAATCGGAAGCGGCAAAAATGTGGTGTCTGCCGGTCCAGTTAGCGTGAATGCATCGGCAGTGGTCACGGTGCCAGCCACTACAACCTGGGTGATTATCTAATGGGACTCCGACTAGAAGGCCAAACTACAGGGCACGTAACGCTGCAGGCACCAGCAACTGCCGCTAGCAATACGTTGACCTTGCCTAATGGCAATGGTTCTAACGGCGACACGTTGATAACGAATGGCAGTGGTGTGTTGTCGTTCTCGTCAGTATTGACCAGTGGTCAGTCGCTCGCATCTAATACAACGATTGCAGCATCAACCAATGCGGGTGTTATAGGGCCTAGGTACACGATTGCGACAGGCGCTACACTAACGGTATCGACTGGTTCGTTCTTTACGGTGCTGAGCTGACATGGCAGGAACAATCATTGCTGACACTCTTGAGCACTCTGATTCATCGTCACTAGCGACGAACCAGATTCCAGCGAAAAACGCTGCACAAACTTTTAGCGCTGCACAGACGTTTACAGCGCAGTCAGTTCATAACGGCGGGATCGACTGTAATGGTGCTGTAGACATCGACGCCAATGTGGACGTAGCTGGAGCGTTCAATATTGACGGACAATATAAGCAGGTATCAGAAGCAGTTTCAGCCTTAGAAATTGATCTAAGCACTGGTAACTACTTTACGAAGACTATAAGTGGTAACTCAACGTTTACTTTCGCGAACCCACCTGCAAGCGGAACTGTCGGATCTTTTACGCTTGAGCTAACGCATAGCTCTGGGACGGTCACTTGGCCAAGCAGCGTCAAATTTAACTCTGATACTGCGCCTACGCTCACAACTGGCAAGACACACTTGTTCTTCTTCGTAACTGATGATGGTGGCACGCGCTATCGCGGGGCTGCTCTTGTTGACTATGTAAACTGAGGACAGTATGGATCCGATTACACGACAGGCGATTGCTGTTGCTGCTGGAGCAGGCGGTGGTGACCCGCTTTACGTTGACGACGTATTTAGCACGTTTTTGTATGCCGGCAATGGTGGCACTCAGTCAATTAATAATGGGATTGATATCAGTGGCGAAGGCGGCTTGGTTTGGGTTAAAGATAGGGATTCACCGCGTTCACATGTTCTTGCTGGCCCTGACTTGGTAAGTCTTAGTAAAACTAATTTAGCGTCAGACTCAAATAGTGTTGCTGGCACAGAAACTAATTATGTAACTAGCTTTTCAAGTAACGGTTTTAGCGTAGGCAACTCTAGCTCTGTCAACAATGGAAGTGACACATATGTTTCTTGGACCTTCCGCAAAGCGCCTGGGTTTTTTGACGTAGTTACTTATACGGGAAATGCTACAGCAGGGCATACTATTTCGCATAGCCTTGGTTCAACGCCAGGCATGATTATAATTAAGTCCACAAGTAATTCTGAAAACTGGCAAGTATGGCACAGGTCTGCAACAGGAAATCTGGAATTAGACAATACTGGAGCACTAAATACATCATCAGTTAGAGTTAATTCAGTTACTAGCACTAGCTTTGCGTTGACCGGGGGATTTAATACTTCAAATGGCAATGGCCAAACTTATGTAGCCTACGTTTTTGCCCACGACGACCAATCGTTTGGAACGAATGGCGACGAAGCAGTCGTTAATTGTGGAACGTTTAGTACAGATAGTAATGGGCATTTTGGCACGGTAAATCTTGGTTTTGAGCCGCAGTTTTTGCTTGTAAAATCAACCAGCGTTGGCAACTGGTTTTTAATAGATTCGATGAGAGGGCTTGGCGTAAGTTACACAGTAACACTTCGTACTAACGACAATGGCACTGATAGTTTATATCAAGGAGAAGGTTATTTAGCGCCAGAGCCAAATGGATTTAAAAGCACACTAAATTTGCTCGGCTCAAGCCAAACTTTTATCTACATGGCGATCCGCCGTCCAAATAAGCCGCCGACAGCTGGGACAGAGGTGTTCAAACCTGTTGCAAGATCAGGCACAGGCTCAAATGCATCAATCACAGGTGTGGGATTTGCGCCAGACAGTCATTTCAGCAAAATTCGCATGAGCGGCAACACTTATCAAAACTTATGGTTTGACAGGATAAGACGTGCTGGAACATATATTAAACCAGCAGCCACGGCGCAAGAAAATACTAGCAGCAATATACAACTTTCATTTGATCAAGATGGCGTTACGCTTGGCAATGGCAATAATGCAAACGGTTCTGGCCTCACTTACATAAACTATTTCTTTAAGCGTGTCCCAAGCTTTTTTGAGGTGGTGGCTTATACGGGGACGGGCAGCTTGTCAGGTGTAAATCACAATCTCGGCGTAACACCAGAACTAAAAATTATCAAAAGTCGCAGTCACACAAGTGATTGGGTCGTTGGTGGTTCTGCTCTGACTAATTTAAATTACGGCTACATGTATCTAAATTCAAACGGCGCTGCAAGTATAGGCTCTGCTTACTGGAATTCTAGTAGTAGTGATAGTGCTACAGTTTTTAGTGTTGTAAACACTAATTCAGCATCAGATTATTCTGGAAGAACTTATGTAGCTTATCTTTTTGCAACCTTAGACGGTATAAGTAAGGTTGGCACATACAGCGGCACAGGTTACGACGTTAATGTTGACTGCGGTTTCACGGCAGGTGCGCGGTTTATCATGATTAAACGCACTGATAGCACCGGCGATTGGTATTTCTGGGATAGTGCTCGCGGCATTTTAAGCGGTGTTGAACCCTATCTTCTGTTTAATACAACTGATTCAGAGCCCTCTACAACACCTGACTACATTGACCCGTTGAACGCCGGGTTTACAGTTACCTCGTCAGCCCCTGCTGCATTAAATGCAAGTGGTGGCACTTACCTGTTCTTTGCCATCGCCTAATCATCATGGAAATCCGTAACCGCTCCACTGGTGCTCTCACCACCGTCAGTCAATTTAAGGCTGAAAACCCCAACACCAGCTTTCCCAAGCAGATCACAACCGACGTTCTTGACAGCTACGGCTACGACGCTGTGCTGAATGGAGCGGCAGCGACAGTGACTGCTCCATATGGCGTCAGCACCCGTGATGGTGTTGAGGAAATTGACGGCAAATGGTTTACTAAGTTTGTCGCTGGTCCCATCTTTACTGACACTACAGACGAGGAAGGCAACGTCACTACCGCTGCTGACAACGAGGCTGCATACCGCGCCAGGATTGATTCAGAGGCTGGAACGTCAGTACGTGCGGAACGCGATCAAAAGCTGACTGCTTCTGACTGGACGCAGATGGCTGATAGTCCTTTGGCTTCTGACAAGAAGACGGAATGGGCTACTTATCGTCAAAGCCTGCGTGATTTGCCGACAGCTAGTGGCTTCCCTCACACGATGACTTGGCCTGAAGAGCCCGGTAGCTGATTGCAGCGCGGGCTATTATTGGTGTAATTGGCCTTTTTGCTGGTGTAGCGATGGCGTTTGGAACGGTCAAAGTAGACACGATCACGACCAGCACCAAAACGGTGACGGTCGATGA